GCTGAAAAGAAAGGTGCAGCTGAAAAAGCCGACAATACCAAATCTGTTGTTGATAATATGAAAAACGACATGGGCGGCACAACTGCTAACATTCTAAGTGGACGTGATGGTGCAACTGGTTCTGAAACAGGTGCTTTAAAAGGCAACGGTTTATTAAAAGGCGCACCAAAAGAAGATAATGCTGGCAACATCAATGTTCCAGGCGGCAAAGCTGGCAATGCGTTCAGCAAGAAAGAGCCAGGACATGGTGCTGAGAAGAAAGGATCTGCAGAATCTGCAGACAACAAGCAAAGCCTTTTCCGTGGTCGTAGATAATAGGACACAACGGTGAATAAACTTACACTAGCAGAACATTTGAGTTACGACCAGGCTAAGATTGTTCTGGAGAGCGAAGAAGGCAAGGACGGTCGTAAGTCCTTGCACTTAAACGGTATTTGCATTCAAGGAGACATCCGTAATGCAAATCAGCGTGTTTATTCTTCTCAAGAAATTGGCAGGGCTGTCAAGACGCTCAATGAGCAGATCGCTGGCGGTTACTCCGTGCTAGGTGAAGTTGATCATCCTCAGGATTTAAAAATCAATCTAGATCGTGTTAGTCATATGATTACCAAGATGTGGATGGATGGTCCTAACGGCTACGGAAAACTTAAAATCCTCCCTACTCCGATGGGTCAATTAGTACAGACTATGTTGGAGTCGGGAGTTAAGTTGGGTGTAAGCAGCAGAGGCTCTGGCGAAGTAGATAGTGGTGGTAATGTTCAAGGATTTGAAATTATCACAGTCGACGTAGTAGCACAACCTTCCGCCCCGGGAGCATACCCAACTCCAGTTTATGAACACTTGATGAATAACACAGGTGGCTACCAGGCATTTAGAATAGCACAAGAAGTCAAAGGCGACATAAAGGCACAACAATACATAGCAGAAAGTTTAAAGAGAATTATCTCTAAACTTAACTAACAGTAGGAGAATCACATGCTAGATATCGTAAAACAACTGTTTGAGAACAATGTGATTTCCGAAGAAATCAAATCGGAAATTGAATCCGCTTGGCAAAGCAGAATTCAAGAAAACCGTGATCAAGTCACTGCTGAACTACGTGAAGAGTTTGCTCAGAAATATGAGCACGACAAGTCTGCGATGGTAGAGGCTGTTGAAGCCATGCTAGCAGACAGGCTACAAGCAGAACTAGGCGAACTTGCAGAAGATCGTCAAGGTCTAATCGAAGCCCGTGCAAAATACGCTAAGAAGATGAAGGATGACGCCAAAGCAATGGAGTCTTTTGTTCTTCAAAATCTTAAGAAAGAACTCACAGAACTACACGAAGATCGCAAAGCAGTAGCAGCCAATGTTGCTAAATTAGAATCTTTCATCGTGGATGCACTAGCGAAAGAAATCGCAGAATTCCACACAGATAAGAAAGACCTAGCTGAAACTAAAGTACGTCTAGTACGTGATAGCAAAGCTAAGTTTGAAGCTGTTAAGAAAGAATTTATTGGCCGTGCTTCACAGTTAGTTTCAGAAACAGTCGCAAAAGGATTGAAATCTGAAATGACACAGCTACGTGAAGACATCGAAGCTGCTCGCAAGAATGACTTTGGTCGTAGAATTTTTGAAAGTTTTGCCAGCGAGTATGCTGCATCTCACTTAAATGAGAAATCTGAAACAGCTAAACTTCTAAAAGCAGTTGCTCAGAAAGAAGCTGAATTAGAAGAAGCAGCAAAAGTTGTTGCAGAAACACAATCACTAGTAGAAAGCAAAGAACGTGAACTACGTATTATTAAAGAAAACAGCCAACGCAAGGAAGTTATGAGCGAATTGTTAGGCCCATTATCTGGAGATAAGCGCGAAGTCATGGGCAGTCTATTAGAATCAGTTCAAACTGAAAAGCTACGTACAGCTTTCGACAAGTATCTACCAGCAGTAATGAATGGTAATACACCGGCGAAGAAAGTACTATCAGAAGGCAAAGAAATTACAGGCGATAAAGTACAGGCACAACCAATCAGCGAAGAAAAAACCGCTGAAATTTTTGACATCCGCAGGCTTGCGGGACTAAAAGTTTAAGGAGAACTATAATGTCACAACTACTCGAGTCACGCTGGTCGGAAACTAAAGAGGCTCTCTTAGAAGGCCTACAAGGTAACAAGCGTCAAGTTATGGCAACAACTCTAGAAAATACTCGCAAGTATTTGGCAGAGTCTGCCACTGCTGGTGCTACATCCGCCGGTAACGTTGCAACCCTAAATCGTGTGATCCTTCCAGTGATCAGACGTGTAATGCCAACAGTCATTGCTAATGAACTAGTTGGTGTACAGCCTATGACAGGCCCAGTTGGTCAGATCCATACTCTACGTGTTCGCTATGCAGACAACGTAACTGGTTCTGGTGTAACTGGTACTAATGCAGGCGAAGAGGCACTAAGCCCATTCAAGATCGCTGAAGGCTATTCTGCTACTACCCCAGGTGGTACGATCAGTAACGTTCGTGCTGCTGCTACTGCTGCTCTAGAAGGCGTAGCTGGTAACAGACTAAGCATTCAAATCTTGAAGCAAACTGTTGAAGCTAAATCCAGAAAGCTATCAGCTCGCTGGACATTTGAAGCTGCTCAAGATGCACAAGCCCAACAAGGCATTGACATCGAAGCAGAAATCATGGCTGCTTTAGCACAAGAAATCACAGCTGAAATCGATCAAGAAGTTCTAACTTCATTGGCCGCTCTTTCAAGCACAGTATTAACATACGACCAAGCTGCTGTATCTGGTACAGCAACATTCGTTGGTGACGAGCATGCTGCTTTAGCTGTTCAAATCAACCGTGCTGCTAACTTGATCGCTCAGCGTACACGTCGCGGTGCTGGTAACTGGGCAGTTGTTTCCCCAACCACACTAACACTTCTACAATCTGCTACTACAAGCGCATTTGCTCGTACAACAGAAGGTACTTTCGAAGCTCCAACAAACACCAAGTTCGTTGGTACATTGAACAGTGCAATGAAAGTGTATGTTAACACATATGCAACCAACGACAATGTGTTGATCGGTTACAAAGGCTCTTCTGAGTCTGACGCAGCAGCATTCTATTGCCCATACATTCCATTGATGAGCAGTGGTGTTGTTCTTGATCCATCAACATTCGAACCAGTAGTAAGCTTCATGACCAGATATGGTTATGTTGAGCTTTCAAACACAGCATCATCTCTAGGTAATGCTGCTGACTACTTGGCAACTGTTGGTGTAACATCAGCAAATCTACGTTTTGCTTAATCGACTGAACGATTACACTTAACGTCAAAAAGCCCCGCAAGGGGCTTTTTGTTTGGCTTAAATATCTCTATGAGAGTTGAAAGCGACAAAGACTTTCCAGAACTAAGACGTCAATTTCAAGTTTGGCGAAAACGTTTTCCCATGTTTATTCATGATGTAAACAATATCGAACACATCATAGAAAAACACATACAGAATTTTGCCACGGCAGGAATCTATTATAGACAGACAAAACAAAAACATTACCTAGAACGTGCTCAAAAAGAGTTAGATGAGATCAATCGAATCCTTTCAACAGTAGGAAAACTTGAACTGATGGCTATGTTGAGCCAATGATAAATAAAGTATCTAGTAAAATTATGCGGTTCCCGCCGCGTAGACCTAGAACGTCAAAATAAGGAGAAATCAAATGGGACGTCCAGTTAAACGTGATGTTAACGGTACATTAGTATTCGGTGACTACACAACATCATCAGCAGGTATAAAATGTGAAGCATATATCGGTAGTTCTAACGAATCCGATGTTTTCATTGTTAAACAAAAAGGTGCTAAATCTTATCTAGTCGAGCAAAAATCTACAGGTACAAGAGTAGCAGCTAAACTAGTTAGCGGAACTCCAGCAGCAGCAGGCGAAATGAGAATCACTGGTTATCTAGCAGGTGGTCCAGATGCTTCGGCAACACCTATCGCTAAATTACAAAAACGCACAGCAATTGATTTTAGCAGCAACAGATATACATGGTTCTTAGACAATGACTCATCTGGCGATCAAATCATCTTGATACCACTATAATCTAGGAAGACACAATGGGTCAGTTTCTTCGTGTAAACGGCGACTATAATATAAAAACAGCAGACGGTGCTAAGATTATTCTTGACACCGGACCTGCTGCCAGCGGTGGCGAAGTTAGAGTTACCGGTGACCTAGTTGTAGAAGGTCAGACATTATCTGTTGCTGCAACTAATTTAAATATCACAGACAATATTATAACTTTAAACAACGGAGAAACTGGTGCAGGTGTTACATTAATTTATTCAGGTATTCAAATAGATCGAGGATCGTTATCCGAAACAAATTTATTATACGATGAAACTACAGATTCATGGATACTTGCTAATGGTACAGCACCAGGACCTTTTAATTTCGACGAAAGTAATTTAAGATTAAGAAGAATTTTAACCAACTCTTCAACAGACGATGGCGATTTAACTTTAATTGGTTCTGGTACAGGAGTTGTAAAAGTAATTGGTACAGATACATATGAAGCTCAGGTAACACACGACGACGATATTCCAAATAAAAAATATGTTGACGATGCGATTCAAAATAATCCAACTTTTCAGATCGTAGCTCCTCAGACGCAAGATACTAAAGTAGTCATAGCAGATAAAGAAATCACCCCAAATCTAGCCAGTGAGCCTGGATCTTTGGCCTACTTAACAGCTACCACTGGATTTAGCACGTTTGGTGAAAGTGCGGTTTCTATCATCGTTGATAATAATCTTATCACACAATTTTATTCGAATAGAATGGAAATTGGAGATTTAGAAATAGGCGGCGGTCCGGATCGAAATGAAATTACCAGCAGAGCTAGTATAACCAACGAAAATATTTACATCAGAACACAAGGTACTGGTAAATTGCAGACAAATTATGCCATGCAGTTAGAAAAAATAGGAGTTACACCTTCCTATGTTTCCAATAATGCGTTGTTATATGCCGCCGAGCCTGGTATAGGAACTACTGGGATTTGGTTTGTAAACGACAGCAGCGAAGCTGCAAAAAGAAATGGCGAATTAATAAGTAAGAATAAAGCATTGGTATTCAGCATGCTATTCTAAGAGGCAGACATGATTAGAAATTATGAAAATCCAGAAGGTACAATAAGTTTAATAGATTCTACATCTGTTACTGTACCAGTAAGAGTTTTTACAAGCACTACTACAGGTGCAGCGATAGGCGTGGGCGGAGCTACTGGAAGAACTAACGCAATTACTACTATAGCTTTCTGTAATACCGCAGCACCAAGTGCCAGCGACGAAACAACCAATGCAGTAAATGTTAACATTTATATTGTAAGGAGTGGTAAATCGTTTGGTAGCGGAAATTTAATTGTTAGCAATCTAACAATACCTGCAGGAGAAACAGTTTTCTTTTCAGAAGAAAGAGTAGTTTTAGATAGCGGCGACGAAATTTGGGTTGGTACTTCGGCATCTGGCAGATTATCAGTAACTGTGAGTACACTAGCAGTATGAAATTCTTAAAGACAAAAAATATTTCTAAATTCAGCATCAATGATCGGTCGTTGATTTATTATCCCGGAGGAAACGGTCCAGGAAACAGAATAGTGGTCAATGCCAAAGGCGGAATGATGCTGCCTAAAGGAACTACTGCCGAACGTCCTCAATTAACTGGCGTTCGCCAACCTACTGATGCAAATGGTACAATAAGATATAATACATCTTTGAACGTATTAGAAGCCTATGTGGGAGGAACTTGGGTAACTGTGGCCAGTCCAGTTGCTTCAGCAATTACCAAACAAACTTTAGGTCCAGGAGATGGCACTGAAACTGTATTTGGGCCACTTAATGCTAGTTTTGTTACATCGTACTCAGCAAGTGCAGATAATATTATAGTGCTAGTCGAAAACGTTTTTCAGATATCTACTACAAATTACACTGTTCAACAAAGTGTGTCAGGCAGTTTAACTGGACCGAACGCACCTTATGCTGATGGATGGTATGTAAAATTTACATCACCGGTGCCTGCTACGGGAGGTGGCGGAAATCCTGTATACGTAACTATATTTTACGGTTACGCTAACTAATCATGAGTCAAGTAGGACGGATAGGCGGCCAGGTTTTAACAGATAACCTGCTGCGAGCAGGAGTAGATCTCGCCTTTGAAACAGATTTACTTTATCTAAATGTTACAAATGATCGTATAGGAATAAATGATGCTACTCCTGTCTACGATTTAGATGTCAGTACTGATGTACGAACAACAGATCTTACTGTTGATAATCAAATTGCTCCCGGAAATCTCAGAATAACCGCTCCTAATACTTTTTCAACTTCGGTTGGGGGTATAAATGTTTACATTAGTGGAGGTGACATCTTTCATGATCGACTAACCACAGCTAATTTAATATTCAATGACAACACTATTTCTAGTATAGGAAATTCAAACATAGTTCTTGATCCAAACGGCTCTGGAACTGTACAACTATTATCTACTACTAATGTTACTGGAAATGTACAAGTTACTGGTAATATTAGCATGAATGGAAACTTAACAGGACTAGGTACATTAGTTTTAGGTGACCAGACCATAGATACTGTTACTGTCAATACAGATTTTACACAAAGTATCATACCTGGAGCAGATATAACATATGCATTGGGAGCAGATGCTGGAGATTCTAGTCCTAGACGGTGGGCAGAACTACATTCACCGGAATGGAGATACATTACAGACGGTGCCTGGGAAGGCAGCGGTCTTAGACCTCAGTCTGTCACTATTAGTAATCAGATGGTACTGAACGGAGTTTTAAATAGAATTACCGGAATACAATCCAATGAAGATATTTTATTAAATCCCGACACGGGCGTAACTTATATAGAACGTACTAAATGGGAAGATAGCGATATCACTAATCTTAATAATACCCCATTAACTATAGCTGCTACCGGCATTGGTTATTATAGATTTAACAACACCAATGCTTTTGTTATTCCTTCTGGAACCGATGCTGAACGCAGATTAACACCAGAGGTCGGTGAAACTCGTTGGAATACAGATCAACAATATCTTGAATGTTTTGATGGATCTGTTTGGGCAGTATCTATTGGCGGCGGTGGAGGAACTGTGACTCAAACAGATATGGAATATCTCGGCGAAATCTATACCCTCATCCTCGGCTAATTTTCCTTTTGATATAAATACTACTAATTGCAAGAAACGACCAATTTCTTGCAGGAATCCGACTGTGGTATACCGGCAAAGAGCGTAAGCTGTAAATCAGGTAATCCGTGCAACACGGTGTCTAAAGGGAGAGCTAATGGCTATTGGTCGTATTTCCGGTCAGCTCTTAAAGTCAAACTTGCTCCGTGCGGGCGAGAACCTGGCTTTTGAGACTGATCTTCTCTATCTAGATGTTGTTAACTCTCGTATCGGGATAAGAACAGCAGCCCCCAGCACAGACCTACAAGTAAACGGTCACACAAGAACAACCAATCTTACAGTAGATAATCAACTGAACATCGGTGATTTACATTTCACAGGTAATACCATTACCAGTGATTCTTCTACTATCAATTTTGTAGCAGCGGCAGGCGAAGCCACAGTTTATCATAGTAGACTACAAATAGACGATCTTCAACTGCAAGGAAATACTATTTCTACCACAGTATCAAATAGTTCGATAGAATTAGACCCTAGCGGAACAGGCACTGTTAACATCATAGCAAATACCAATATCACAGGAAATTTAAACGTTACAGGAAATGTTAACGCTACAGGAAATGTGGTAATAGGTGGAAACATTCAGATCGGCGATGCCCTTACAGATGATATTATTATCAATGCTTCAATACGCAGCGACCTAGTTCCTCAAACAGATAATACATACGACTTAGGTTCTCCTGCATTTAGATGGAGAGCAGTATACGCATTTAACTTATACACTGATTCTATTAATGTTCCAACATTAGATGTTGGAAATTTAATGTTTCGCGATAATGAAATTACCACTACTACAGGTTTAGATTTATATATCGACGGTAACGGAGCCGGCGGCGTTCGTTTAGGTAACTTTAGAATCGTTGATAACGTAATCACTAATGTTGTATCTGGAGCAGTATCTCAAATCGTTCAATCAGGAACAGGATATTTTAAGATACAAGGAACCAACGGATTTGTTCCACCAACAGGTACCAATGCAGAAAGACCCACTGCCTACGCAGTATTAGGTATGACTAGATTTAATACCAATTCAAAAGCTCTAGAAGTATGGGACGGTGCGACCTGGGCGAGTCCTGCAGGTACATCGGGTGCAGTGTCTGCAGCACAGGCAGAAGACATCGCTATATCGTGGGCGTTAACATTAGGATAAAATTATGCCAACAGTTTTCAAACATAGTTTAGTAACACAAATAGGAACAAATCCAACAGACGTTGTTGAAATAGGTGGTGGCGTTAGAGCCACAGTTATTGGTTGTAATCTAGCCAATGTAACTGATTATGACACCATAGTTGCTGATGTGCAAGTTGTGGGAGCAGATACTACAGTTAGTTATTATGTCAAGGGGTTAGCGATACCGCCTAATACATCAGTCAAAGTTGTAACACAGGGAGAAAAATTAATTCTTCCAGAAAATACAGAATTAAGAATAGTAAGCGACACAGCAGATAGCATAGATGCTACTGTGAGTTATGTAGAGATATCATAAGGAGCAGACAATGGCAGGAAATTCAAGTCCGTATTATTTAGGTACTACTCCTACAGAAGGTTTAGGAGACAGTCCTCGTTATTGGTATGCTCTTCGTAGAAACGACGACGGTGAATTATTTTTAGTAAGAAGTGACCAGATCATAGATAGAGATGCATACGAATTAAACATACCAGGACCACCAGAAGAAGATTTTGATAATTTTATAGTAGGTGCTGATTATCTTGACGGCATAGATGAAAATCACGAAAAACCAAAAGATAATATGTTTTATCCTCAATATAGATGGGATGATAGAAGTTTATTTTATTATGTCGATAATGAAGGTATGTTTGTAGTAAGAATTAATAAAGGATATTCATATCCAACGGGAATTTCCTCATAAATTAGGATAGTACGATGGCAGAATTTAAGATCACGAGATTTAGATATACATGGAGAGGTAATTGGACCAGCGGTTCAACCACTTATTATAAAGACGATGTAGTATATTACAGAGGATCTGCTTGGGTATGTGTGAGACAACATACTTCGTCGGTGTTTGATGATGCACAAACCTATACCGAACCTGGAGACACATTTGCTAGCCCTGCATGGACTAAGATGGTCGACGGCAGACAATGGTTAGGACAATGGACTAACGGAACTAGATACGATCCGGGTGTGATAGTACAAGCAGGTGGAAATTTATATCTTTGTGTAGCATCTCATGTATCGTCGACAAATTTTAATTCAGATCTAATTAGATGGGAAGTATTGGCTGTTGGTAGCAATTTTAGAAATACTTGGTCTACAGCTACTCGCTATAGAGTAGGAGACGTTGTTCGTTATAACGGTTACACTTATCAATGTACATTAGAACACACGTCAGGAACGTTATCTGAAGGAGTGGTAGTAGGCAACAATGATACTATCGAAGACAGCACCGCAGAAACATGGACAGTTTTAATAGAAAATTATACCTATGTAGGCAATTATCAAACTACTACACGATACAGAAAAAACGATCTAGTAAAATATGGTGGTTCTATACTTAAATGTATCACCGAACATACTTCGTCTGGAATATCTGGGCAGATAGATAATTCAAAATTTGTTACATATCTATCTGGTTTTGAATATGATAATGAGTGGCAATCATCTACATATTATGCTATCGGTGATGTTGTAAGATGGGGCGGCGTAGTTTATATCGCTGCAGAAAATAATAATAACAGTCAACCAGGCAATAGTGCTGCTTTTAGTTTAGGTAATCCTGCTTGGACAGTAGTAACCAAAGGTCAGAGTTTCAAAGGCGAATACGATCCTCAATCTAATAGACAATATAGACAAGGAGATGCTGTTCGACGAGGCGGTTCATTATGGGTATGTTTACAAGACCAAAACACAGATGACAGTTCATTAAGGCCATTCGATACAACCGATTGGGAACTTTTAATAGCAGCCCAAAATTTTAGAGGCTCTTGGAGAGTAGACAGCGATTATAATTTATATGATGTTGTTTATTTTAGAGGAAATGTATATTTTGCAAATACACCTCATTATAGTTCTTTTAATGATTTTCCTGGAGATAACGGTTCCGGATTTAACTATTGGACCACTGTATTAATAGGCGATCAAAATGCTGCTCTTACGATTTTAGGTGATTTATTAACTTATAATCTACAAAGAAATATTATACAGGACGGTAGTACATCTTTCACCATCGGAGACCAAAGCACTATAGGAACAACAACTATATCGATTGGCGAAAATGATCAATTATTAGTTGTAGAAAATAATCAAGGAGATATTGGTTATAAAACTTGGGGTAATATTGAGAGAGTATTTTTTGTAAGAATGAACGGTGTAGACGACGATACCGATCCAAACAGAGGAAAGAATTATTTTAAACCCTGGAGAACACTTCGTTATGCTCTGGAAAAAGCCGACGATGGATTTGAAGGTTATACATCGATTAAACTTTCTACAGGAGAATATCAAGAAGTACTACCGTTGATCGTGCCTAAAAGAACGGCGGTCGTGGGGGAAGAACTTCGTTCGGTGACTATTAGAGCGAACGAACCAATACCGGCATTAGCTAACGATGCTCAATATACTATAGAAACGTTAACTAGAATTGGTTTATTATTACCTGATATAATCCAAGGAATAACCGTAACACCTACTACAGGAAATACAGAACCCCAAAATACAACAGAATTTGCATTCAATACAGAAACTATAGTAGTTGGTAATCTATGGTCTAGTATCATCGATACTATAAATTTTAAAGTAAATGATCTTGGAACTCTGCCAACAGTGTCTGGATCAAATTTAATTACAGCAAATACAGGAAGATTGAAATCAATAATTGTATTAGAAAACAATAGAGAATTTATCAAAGCAGAAGCTATAGCATATATGGCTTTTGAAAATCCAACATATTCGTTTGACACCGAAAAATGTAGAAGAGATCTAGACAGATTTATCGATGCTGTTCAGTACGATTTAAGATATCCTGGAAATTATAAATCTATCATGGCCGGTAGATATTATGCTAACGCAGTTACAGGATCACAATTAGAAGATATGTTCTATGTTAGAGATACTACCGGTATAAGAAATATGACACTCAAAGGATTGTCTGGAACATTACCGTCTCTACAAGAAGGCAATGTATATAGAATTCCTACAGGTGGAGCATTTGTGTCATTAGATCCAGGTTGGGGCCCTGCGGATGAAAGAACTTGGATTACTAACAGAAGCTGCTATGTGCAAAACGTTACCACATTTGGTACCGGCGCAGTCGGTCAAAAGATCGATGGATTATTACATAATGGTGGTAATAAGTCTATCGTTTCTAACGACTTCACACAGGTTATTAGCGATGGCATCGGAGCATGGGTTCAAAACGGTGGCCGAGCAGAATTAGTTTCGGTGTTTACCTATTACGCACATATCGGTATGTTTGCTAAAGATGGAGGTATTATCCGTGCTACTAACGGTAATAGTTCTTACGGAGATTTCGGCGCAGTAGCAGACGGTATCGACCCAGACGAAACTGTTAGATATGGTTATGTTAATACCAGAACAGGTCAAGCTATAGTTGAATCGGCATTCGCTGGAGAAATTTTAGACTTTATTTTAGGTTTAGAATTTAGAAATTGCGGACAAAATTATACTTCGGCAGGGTATACATTTACTAGCTCTGGAACAGGCGCGGTGGCAATACAAGAAGAATTTAGAGATAATTCTATGTTCGAATGCCAAATTTTAAGTGGCGGTAGCGGTTTTACCCAGTACGGAAACCAAGCGCAAAGTGGCGGACTCTTTACGATTACGTTAGCCACCGCTGAAACAGCAACACCTGCAGAAGTTATTGGCATGAGAATCATAATCATATCAGGTGAAGGAACCGGTCAATATGGATATGTTCAAAACTATAATAACTTAACTAAAGTTTTAACAGTTTATAGAGAAAGTGATAATCAACCAGGATGGGATCACATACTTCCAGGAACTCCTTCAAATCCTTTGTTAACAACTGGTACAAGATATAGAATAGAACCTCGTGTATCGTTTAACGAACCTCCGTATTCTGCCGAAGAAATAACATTAAATGCGTCAAATTCCTGGGCAGCAGCAGTATACGGAGAAACCAGCCAAACATTTACAGGAGTATCGGGTCAATTAGGAACAGGTCAAACTGTAGAAGTCACTCCTGCAGCAGCTCAGTTTACAATAGTCAAAGCTGGTAGAAAATATTCTTCAATTACAGTGACCAATGGCGGCGCAGGTTATGCAATCGGAGATACTATAATTATAGATGGTGCAAGTGTTGGCGGAATCAGCGGAGAGCACGATATCTCTATTACAGTTTTGACAGTATCTGATGATAGTACTAATTCTATATTAACATTTGAAACTTCAGATCCTACATTAATAGCCGAAAGCGGAAAATTTATATTAACACCGTCTTCTGGACACTTCGCAAGATATTCTTCAGACGGTGATACTTGGACTTCTTTTGATCTTCCTACAGATGGAAATTGGAAATGTCTAGCTGCCGGTGACAATAAATTTGTAGCTATTGCTAACGGATCAAATAACGCTGCCAGCAGTAATAACGGTGTCGATTGGACTCAGCGGTTTATGCCTTCTTCGAGAAATTGGAACGGAGTAATATATGGTAAACCGTCTACAACTTCCATCGGAGCATTTGTGGCAGTGGCTGGAAATTTAAATTCGGCAGCGTATTCAACCAATGGAACAACATGGACAGCATCTACGATGCCAACTTTTGGAGATTCTACACTAAACGAGTGGGTAGACATAACTTTTGGATTTGACAAATTTGTAGCTATAGCTAATTCAGGAAATATTGCAGCCGTGGGAACTTGGAACGGAACTACATTAACTTGGCAAGGTACGATCATGGATGTAATCTCCGATTCATCAGCTAAGGATTGGGTATCTGTTGCTTACGGAAATAGAAGATTCGTAGCATTGTCCTCTACAGGTGATGTTGGATATAGTTTCGACGGAATAACGTGGTATCCGGCAACTATGCCAAAACAGGACGGGTCAACCATACATAATTGGAAACAGATTCGATACGGTCAAGGAGTGTTTTTTGCAGTAGGAGATACAGGAAGCAAACTTGTTGGAGGTGATCCGACAACAGGACCTACGACTTTTGCTGCTACATCATATGATGGCATAGTATGGACCAATAGAACGTTGGCAACTTCATTAGATTGGGGAGTTGTTGCATTTGGAAATCCGGACATAACACTAAATGATAGTACTTTGACAAACAGCAAACCTTTCTGGATAGCTGCACCCACAACTAGCAGTGACAAGATTAATAAGATCAATGCAGGATGCAGAGCATTGGGTAGAGCCGTAGTAGAAGGTACAGGTGTTTCTTATATAAAAATTTGGGAACCGGGTACCGGTTACGTTTCGGATCCTGTCTTATCTATCACTGATCCAGGAAAAACAGAAGATGTTGTATACAGAATGAGATTAGCCGACGGTGTGTTAGCTCAACCAACATTTATTACCAAAGGATCGTCTTACAAAACTAGTACAACCAGTGTTAGTATAATCGGAGATGGTTTCGCTGATATAACTCCTGTTGGTAGATTTATCACGGTAGACGGATTATCTGTTATGCCTGGACCCGGTGCACAATTTTATATAGGCGGAGCCTCTACTTATTACACAGCAGTTATTGTTGGAATCGATGAAGAAACAGATGGTAATGGAACCATAAGATCTACGTTCCAAATAAGTCCGAGACCCACATTATTGAATAATATTGAACACGGTCAAGAAATTGTTATTCGAGAAAAATATAGTCAGGTTCGAATAACTGGACACGACTTCTTAGATGTAGGCACAGGAAACTTTGAAGAAACAAATTATCCGGAATTGTATGTTGATTATGAGTTCAGTACACAACCATTCCAAGAAGTTCAAAACTTAAATGGTGGTCGTGTATTCTACACGTCAACAGATCAAGACGGAAACTTTAGAGCAGGCGAGCAATTCGCGGTTGAACAAGCCACAGGTATTATTACCATTAGTGCTGATTTCTTTGATCTTGCAGGATTAACAGAATTGAGATTGGCAGGTATTAATGTTGGTTCAACGGCAGTTATTAGGGAATTCAGCAAAGATCCATTATTCTTGCAAGATTCAAATAATGTTATACCTACTCAAAGAGCAATTAGGTCATATTTACAGTCTAGATTGAATATCGGTGGAGAAGATCTTTTAACTCCTAGTTTTATTGCAGGTACTGTTAGAGTTGGGCCAAATCTAATTAACAGCACAGCAGATCTTACCATCAACATTCCAATACTAGCAGATTTTTCAGGAAGTCAAGCAGGATTAGGTGGAAGTTTCTTAGGACAGGCTATGTTCTTTAGAAGTTTTAGATAAGATAAATATTAATATTCGGAGTATGCAATGGCAGAATTTAAACTAGGTAGAATTAGATTTGTATGGAAAGGTGTTTGGGCATCTTCTACAACATATTACAAAGATGATGTTGTAAGATTTGGCGGAAAAGTATATCTATGTCAAGTTGGGCATACCGCTTCTCCAGATTTTAATACAGATTTAGATATAGTTCCAACTAAATGGAATTTAATGGGCGACGGACAACGTTGGAGAGACGAATGGTCCACTGCTACAGTCTACGAAGAAGGCGATTTAGTCAAGTATGGCGGAACGATATATGTTTGTGTAGACGGTCACACATCTGCTGCCACTGTTACTTTAGGTCTCGAAGCTAACTCCGGCGACTGGAATACATTTGTAGAAGGGTTTGAGTGGAAAGATACATGGACAACTTCTACAAGATATAAAGTTAATGATGTGGTAAGATATGGTGGTATTAATTATATCTGTATAACAGGTCATACTTCTGCTATCACTGCTACACTGGGTCTCGAAGCTAACTCCGGCGATTGGGAAGTGTTTTCTCAAGGACAAGAATACAAAGGTACTTGGACAACATCAACTAGATACAAAGTTAATGATATAGTCAAATGGGGTGCCGGCCTTTGGATTTGTGTAACACAACATACATCGTCTGTTTTTCCGACAGATTCTGCAAATTGGGCTCAGTATGTAGAGGGGTTTGAATTTGAAAATATTTGGAATTCGGGAACAGCTTATCAGCCCGGAGATGTAGTTAGATATGGCGGTAATAATTATGTTGCTAAAACATTACATACCAATTCTAATCCGTTAACAGGAACCAGTAATTGGGATTTATTCTCTGAAGGATTGAAATATCAATCAGATTGGTCTAATGCTACCTCATACAAAATCGGAGAAGTTGTTAAATTAAACGGATATAATTATCTAGCGATTGCCGACAGTCCGAGTTTAGTCTATACTATCACAGCTTCTACAGACGCAACAGATAGATTCACAACATCAAATACCGCAGGCATGGTAGCAGGTATGACTGTGAGATTTACCGGAACTACTTTTGGTGGAGTTAACACCGGTGCTAGATATTACGTAAAACAAGTGATCAGCGGAACTGAGTTCACTGTCAGTACGACTTCGGGCGGCACAACATTTAATGCAACAACAGCCGCTGGCTCAATGACTGCCACGATTTCGGCAGAACCACCAAATAGTTCTTATTGGTCTGCAGTATCCCACGGAATTTTCTGGAGGGGAGACTGGACCGATGACACAGAATATAATATCGGTGATGCTGTTAAATTTGGTTCAAATTCATATATTTGCGTATTAGCTCATAGATCAGAAGGCGACGATGGATCAACAGTAGGAGTACAGGGCGGAGGCCAAGCCAATAGTAGACCTGATCTAGACGTCAACGGAACATACTGGAATGCGTTAACTATTGGTAACGAATTATCAGTCCTAACGACTACCGGTGACATGGTTTACTACGGCGGTGCCGGACCTACAAGACTGCCAGTAGGCACAGAAGGACAAGTTTTAAGAGTAGGTTCTGCAGGTATACCCGAATGGGTAACCTGGGGCAGTGTTGATCACGTATATTATGTTGCACCAAACGGCGAAGATCGTCCTTATCCTGATTGTGGCGCAACTTTAGATAAACCTTGGAAAACTATTCGTTATGCCTGCGAACAAATTGAAAAAGGGCCAAGAAATCCGAAAGCACAACATTTATTAGAACTTAATCGTGCGTTTATTCAAAGAGAAGTAAGCGCATGGATTAGAGATCAGATCACTAACAATACAGCACCATTTACAACATCTTTTGATTATGACGAATATAAGTGTGAAAGAGATGTTGGGTTCATTGTTGATAGATTGATTTGGGATTTAGGACACGGTGGCAATTTAAAAATGCGTGCCGCGGCACAGAGTTTTGTAGGTGCGTTTGGTGAGGAAGGCGAATTTTCAGCTGTATCGGAGAATCAAACTTATACAACATTAGCTGGTGAAGCCGACGAAGGAGTAGCTGCTTACAATTATATGCTAGAAGTTGTAGAGGCAGTGTTAAACAATTCAGCTCCAACAACAGTATATCAAAATTCAGGTGATGATTCAACAGCTATAGTTACACAATATATCAATACTGATTACACAGCAGAACCAGGCACATATAATACAGTAGAAGAATTAGTAACTATAGTAATTAATGCATTAGAAGATCAAGACAGTTCGAGAATTCCAGAGAGAATCGTTCCAAATAATACAGTTAATGTAAAAACAGGAACCTATAGAGAAACACTACCTATTATAGTACCAGCTGAAACAGTTATATTAGGTGACGAAGTTAGAAGCACTAATGCCGGTCCGGCTGGCAGCTTAATCAGCAAAGATGATGCAAAATACAGTATCGGCGCTCTAGGAAGATTAGAAACTATCGCAGGACAGATTATTCTAGGATCCAATGTTACTGAAAGTTCAGGCAATACAGAAACTCAAAGTATAGCTTTTCCGTATGCTAACTCTGTAGAAGAAACTTCTCTAAAACAATTAGTTAGGGTGATACAGCATCAGATCGATTTCAAGATCGGCACTACTCATATGCTAACATTAACAGATCCTACAGGATATGGATCTACTTTCTTAGTAGGTTACGACGATGCTCGCAAACTGATACAAGAAAATAAAGAATTTATCAAAGATGAAATCACTGCTTGGATAGCGGTAAACTACCCAGAAGTAAAATATTCAAAGACCAAATGTCGTAGAGATATTGGGTTTATAGTGGATTCTATCGTCTATGATTTGACCTATGACGGTGCCTGGGCAACTTTAAATGCTGCTGTGGCATATTTTGATGGTAATTCTAGCTCAACATTGATGATAGACAGTTCTGAGATAGCTGCGACCGCTGCTGCTTATAGCAGAATGAAAACTGTGTTACAGCAGATAATAGCTAATACCACAGTTACTAAATCCACAGGAAATTCAGCTACACAGTGGACAGATTCAACGAACCTATCAGGTGGAGCAGCAGCCAACACAGACGTTGGACAGTTGATGGACATCATCATCGATGTTGTACAAGGCGATTCAACAGCAGGTCAAACACCTCAGATAAATGTCACACAAATAGCGACTAATAACACATTTACCTCTAATAGTCACAATATGCTAGTGGGCGATGCTGTTATTTCTAGAATCACAGCTAACGGGTTAACAGCAGGTGTGAAATATTGGGTAGTAGCTACAACATTAAATACTTTCCAATTGTCTGCTACCTACGGCGGTGCAACTCTAGCGTCTTTCACCAACGGTACAGGATTGGACATTGATTTAGAAGTTATCGATTACCCAACAGCTTCCAACGGTATTACGTCGACTACTGCTCTGATTACAGCCGCACAGACATTGGATGCGGCACAGGAAACTATAGTAACTAATACCACCGCGTTTATCGCATCAAATTATCCATCGTTGTCTTATAATACTACTAAATGTGAGCGAGATGTGAGATTAGTCTTAGAAGCAGTGATGTTTGACTTTATGTTCAACACAAACTTCCAGACTAGATTAGCTGCTTATTCTTACCTAAGATCTAGCGCCAGCGATGTATTTGATGGCGGTCAAAAAACAGCCACCCGTGCAGCGTTTACATATGTTAAATCTCAAGCTAAATCAAACGTAGGTGGCAATGCAACAGCGCAGAGTCGCATCGAAACTCTAATGACAACACTAGACGACATTGTCTATGGTGCTACCAACGAAGGATCCATCTGTCAAACAGATATAAGAGGTGCAGATTATGCAAGACTGCAACTTGAAAGAAATAGAAATTATATTGTTGCTGAAATAGATGCATGGATTTCTTCTACTTACAGTACAGTCGTTTCTGCAACAGATGCAGGAACAGATGTTTTAACTTGTTCCGATACCAGTTGGATGCAAAGAAATGCTGCGGTAAGATTTACAGGTACTACTTTTGGAAACATTCAAACTAATACAACTTATTATATTCAAAATGTTATTAGTTCTACACAATTTAAATTATCAACAACAAGAAATTCTACAACAGCATTTGATATAATTTCTTCTTCTGGATCAATGACTGTGAGTTTATATTATGACAGCACCGCATGTCTAAGAGATGTAAATTCTTACATTGATGCATTAAAATACGATCTAACATATCCAGGTAATTATCGCTCAAGACTGGCTGCAAGATATTATGCGAATGCAGTCACTGGAAGTCTTGAAGAAGATATGTATTATCTAAGAAATGGTACTGGTATTAGAAATCAAACTCTAGAAGGATTAACTGGTGACTTATTAGCACCAAACGAATACGGTACTTCTAGAGTAAGTGCAGGTGCATACTGTTCGTTAGATCCGGGTTGGGGCCCTGACGACTTCCGCACATGGATAATCCGACGTTCTCCTTATGTACAAAACGTAACAACATTTGGTTATGCTGCTATCGGTCAAAAAATAGACGGAGCTCTACACAATGGTGGTAACGACTCTATAGTTTCTAATGATTTTACTCAGGTAATCAGCGATGGTATCGGTGCATGGGTGACTAATAATGGTCGTGCAGAACTTGTTTCTGTATTCTCATACTATGCTCATATTGGTTATCTAGCAGAGAATGGCGGACGTATACGCGGCACCAACGGTAATAATTCATATGGAGACTTTGGTTCAGTAGCAGAAGGATTTGACGCTACAGAGATACCGATTCTTTGCGAAGTTGACAATCGAGCATTTAATGCCTCAGTTGGTCGAGTAACCACAGACGGAATAAATGAAGTATTACAATTTGAATATGATAATGCAGGATTAGATTACACCGAACTATCTTGGACTGTTGCAGGCGGCGGAAACGGGGCTGTTACAGAGCAAGATGACTTCAGAGATGGAGGAGTTTTTCAAGTAAGATTATTAGACAATGTTGATGACAGCGCATTAGCCCCAGAATCAGATGGTAATTTTGGAGGTTCTGGATATATTTCAAATGCCAATACCGCTCAATCAGGAACTACTACTTCTATAACACTAGCTGCGGTCGACGATGAGATCACTGGAGCTTACGTTGGTATGAAAGTTATCATAACCGCAGGTACAGGCGCAGGACAAGTAGGTATCGTTAGTTCTTACACAGCAGGCACCAAGGTAGCCAATGTAACTAAAGAAAGCACAGGAGGAGCTGGGTGGGATCATTTAGTTCCTGGAACTGCTATAGTAGCACCAGATGCTTCGTCGACTTATGTTGTCGAGCCTAGAATTTCTTTCACCGCACCAACTTACAGTTCTTCGAGTAGAACATTAGCTACTGCTCAGACATATAGTGATGCGATATTTGCTCCAGTGTCCGGAGTTTATACACCAATATCATCAACGGGCGGTACTGGTAGCGGAGCTACTTTTACCATAGTTAGAAAAGGTGTAAAATATTCTGCTGTCGATATAGTGTCTGGCGGTACTAATTATCAAAGATTAGAAACTTTGACAATCGCAGGAACATCATTAGGCGGTGCTAGCACAACAAATGATATCACAATAACAATTACCGCAGTGAATTCATCAACTGGAGCTATACAAGCTATCGAATTTACAGGAACAGCAGCAGGGGGTAATTTTGCTGCAATATCAAGCGGTTCTAGAAACGTTAATACTTCAATCAACGGAACAACTTGGTCGGCCAATACATTGGCATTGCCTAGCACTTCAAATTGGGTAGCACTAGCATCCGGAGCACTAACTACTGTCGAAACTGCCGGTACATTTGTAAATGGTAGAGCATATGTAATTACATCATTGGGTAATACTGTGTTCTCTAGCATAGGTGCTGCTGCTAACTTAGTAGGAACATATTTCGTAGCAACAGGTGCCGGATCCGGTACCGGTACAGCAACCCCGATAGCCAGCCATTTAGTAGCTGTGTCTTCGAGCACCACTGTAAATGCTTATTCTGTAGACGGAGGTGTTACTTGGACAGCAGGAGGTGCATTGCCAGTGGCAATGTCAGGAGCAACTGTAGATGTTTCATACGGAAAATACAATAATAACGGTCGTTGGATAGCTATAGCTTCTAATGGTAATACTGCTTATTCGATCAACGGTGGAATTTCGTGGGTCGCTGGAGGAAGTCTAGGAGCAGGAACATGGTCTGGAATAACCTACGGCCAAGGTCGTTGGATCGCTATGGTATCTGGTGGTACTACAACCAAATACAGTACAGATGGCGGTCAGACATGGACCACAGGAGGAACATTACCTGCAAGTTCTACCTGGGTAAGTATTGCATATGGTCGAAATAAATTCATCGCAGTATCTAGCGATGGCACTGTAAGTCCTGCATATTCTGTAAATCGAGGAGTTACCTGGAGCAATACAGGAACCGCAGGTTGGTTGAATCAAACTGTAGAAAATATAAGATACGGTCAAGGCGTGTTTGTGGCTGTCAATTCGACCAGTAACAACATGGCTAGCTCTGAAGATGGAATTAACTGGACTACTAGAGCTATTACACGAGGATCAGGCACAGGTGCAGTAGTAGCCATACACGGAAATCCAAGTAGAAGCGGTATATGGGCTATTATTCCAAGTACTTCTACTACCGCAGCATCTAGCGCAGTAATAGGAGCTACAGCTAAGGCCAGAGCTTATGTATCTGACAATAAGATTTTCGCCATAAGAGTAGAAGATCCGGGTTCAGCTTATTCTAGTGCTCCTACTATTACTATAACTGATCCTAACAATCTGTTCGAAGCACCAACCACTGTTAGAATTGGTAATGGTGTTTGCGCTACCCCTAGTTTTGCTAATCGAGGTACAGCATTTGATTCTGCGATCGCAGAACAAGATAGCGGTAATGGTTATGCAGATAATTTCCAGAGCGGGCAGTTTATGGGTGTAAGAAGATTAACCGGCGTGCCTAGAGCAGGTGCTAACGTAGTCTTTGCTACACAACCAAATACTGTTTATAAATTAGTTAATGTACTATCTCAAAGCGGAGAATTCGACGGAGCAAGAAGTGCGTTCTTCCAAATATCTCCAGATATGACAGTGTTTAACAGTCCAACAGATGGTACTGATATTACCACTCGTATTAGATATAGTCAGGTTAGATTAACAGGCCACGATTTCTTAGATATCGGAACTGGAAACTTTGAAGAAACTAATTATCCAGGAACACCTACACAGCCAGCTATACAGGCCAATGAAACAGCTGATTTAAACGGTGGTCGTGTATTCTACACATCAACAGATCAAGACGGTAACTTCCGAGTTGGCGAATTGTTTACTATTGAACAGAGTACTGGTGTTGCAACATTGAATGCTGATGCGTTTAATATTGCTGGACTATCAGAACTTTCATTGGGTAATATTACACTAGGCGGAAATTCCGCAACAATCACTGAGTTTTCAACAGATCCATTCTTGACAGCTAATAGTGACAGTGTAGTTCCCACACAGAGAGCTATTAAAGCGTATATCGCTGCACAGATCGGTGGTGGTGGTGCTAGCTTGAACGTAAATAGTATCGTTGCTGGTTTTATAGACATATCAGGAACACAGATTACCACTACGACAGGTGGTACAATCCAAATGAAGGCTAACTTTAACTTCCAGGCCGGAGTAAGAGGTTATCCTATTGCTTGGAATTATTTCTTAAATAATTAATAACGGAGACTTATAATGGCAACAGGAAGATTAGGCACAGCTAACATTACAACAACTTCAAATACTACGGTTTATACTGTACCGGCTAGTACTTTTGCAGTAGTTAGCTTGAATATAGTTAACAGATCTAGTTCAGCAGCGTCGGCTATCCGTATAGCTGTAGCTGGTTCTGCATCACCGTCACTAGACGAATATATCGAATACGATACTTCGCTAGTAGCCAACGGTGTTTTAGAACGAACAGGTATTGTAATGGATGCTGGAAAAATATTAGTAGTACAAACGCCGACAGCAACACCAGCACTAAGTGTCGTGGCTTACGGTATTGAAACATCAACAGCATAAGGCGGGTAAAATATGGGACGAAGATTAGCAGCAGGAGTAGCTGGTACAAGCGGGTTAGGTACGCTATCGGTAACTTCTAGCACAATTTCTACAACAACAACCAACGGCGACCTAACTTTAGATCCAAATGGTTCTGGCGGCGTCTTAGTAGTCGGCGATCTTACAATCACCGATCAAAGCGATCTAAGACTTCGAGAATCATCTGGTAACGGGACTAACTATCTTGCTATGCAGGCTGCTGCTAACATGGCTGCTAATTATACCATAACTTGGCCGTCGGCGGTAGCAGCCGGTGCAGGATATTACCTTGCTTCAGATACTAATGGTACTTTGAGCTGGTCAGCTTTTCCTACTGCTGGTTTAACAACAAGCGATCCGGGAGCATCAGCAACTGTACATTATCCATTATTTGAAACAAATTCTGGTAGTGTTCCGTCTGGATCTGTTTCAACACTAAAAGCAAGATCAAACTTAACATTTGTTCCTAGTACAGGAGAATTGTTTAGCAGTGTGGGTCATCATCCTAATATCTATGGTAGTACGTCGTCTAGCGGAACTATCACTATCCGAGGAACTAGTAATGCAACTAAAGCCAGTGCTTCAGTACTAATGACAGATGCAGTTACATCAAATTCTACCTCAACAGGAACACTGGTAGTTACAGGCGGAGTTGGCATTAGCGGTCAAATGACAGCAACCACTATCGTTGAAACTTCTAGTATAGCGTTTAAAGAAAATATAAATCCGATCGAAAATGCTTTAAATTTGATCATGCAACTAGACGGTGTAACTTATGATCGTAAAGATAATCGAGAGCACGAAGCTGGATTGATTGCTGAAAAAGTTTATACAGTGGCTCCTGATCTTGTCAGTTTAGATGCGAATGGTAAACCATACGGAATTAAATATACTAAGCTAGGAGCGTATTTGTTAGAAGCTATTAAAGAGATAAATTTAAAATTAGAAGATTTTAGGAATTCTAGATAATGGCAACATTAAAAAATACTACTATTCAAGGTAGTGGTTGGGTACAGTTACCAGCAGGAACCACAGCGCAGCGGCCATCGTTAGGATCAGGCGATCGTGCTATCAGATATAATACAGACAATGATGCCAACGGCAGAAGAATCGGAACAGAATTATGGAACGGAAGTTCCTGGTCACAACTAGCTGTAGAACAAGATTCAAGCAGAAAACCGACGATAGTTTCTTTTAATGCAACAGGCCCAGCCACATTTAATGTTCCTGTTGGAGTTGACAGAGTTCATGTTTTAGTAGTCGGCGGCGGAGGTGCTGGCGGAGTTTTAGGAGGCGGCGGAGGTGCTGGCGGCTTTGTAGAATTAACAGATGTGCCAGTCACGCCCGGAGGAACAGTAGCTGTGGTAGTAGGAGCTGGTGGACCAGGGAGTGATGGAAATATTGATAATAAAACTGGTCAAAATTCTTCTTTTGGTAGTATCATAGCCTACGGAGGTGGTGCAGGCGCAGGACATCCCGGAAACGGATATGGCGGCGGCGGAAGCGGAAGAAGCGGAGCGTCCGGAGGAGGAGCAGCATATACACACCCCGGCGGCGTCGGCGGAGCATCGAGTTACCCAACTGGAACTCAAGGTTGGCCGGGAGGAGATGCTCCCGGCGGGCCACCACATGCGATGGGAGGCGGCGGCGGAGCCAGTAGTCAAGGATATCCAGGATTCGGATATGGTAGAGGCGGTATGGGCGGTATGGGAGCTGCCAGCGGTATTACCGGAAGCATCAAATGGTATGCCGGTGGTGGTGGCGGTGGTGCTCACGGACCACAATCTTCTGGAGGTTTTGGAGGAATCGGTGGTGGCGGTTCCGGTTCCGGTTCCACAGCATTTGAAGATGGTACTTTTAAACAATGGAATAGAGGATATGGTCCTCCAAGTCCCGGAGCAAAAAATACAGGCGGTGGAGGTGGAGGCGGCGGCCACACAGGAGGCAACCCCTACGGTGGAGGCGGCAATGGCGGTCCCGGAGTAGTTATAGTTCGTTTTTAACAGTGGAATAATATGGCAAATTTACAATCACCAACATCAGCATCGAGCACGGGTGCATTAATATTACCTACAGGAACAGGAGCTCAAGCTCCTACCATCACATCAACATTAGTATCTTTTACATCTACAGGTCCCGGAACTTGGACAGTACCTTCCGGTGTGACAGAGGTAGAAGTCTTAGTTGTCGCTGGAGGCGGAGGTGGTGGAAGCGGAAATCCCTCAGCAGACGGAAACGGAGGGGGAGGAGCTGGAGGTATAGTCTATGCTCAAACATATGCTGTTACTCCTGGTGGATCAATACCGTACAGTGTAGGAGCTGGTGGTAGTGCTGGACCAAATTCTAACGGGGCAGGATTAAAAGGCGGAAATGGATCTCCAAGCGTATTTGGAGTCTTAACAGCTATAGGAGGAGGAGGCGGCGGAAACGGCCAAGGAGCCACTGGAAATTTTCTTTCAGGCGGATCAGGAGGTGGCGCAAGTTGTTCTGGCGGCCCTCCAAGCAGTGCTGCACCTTTTGCAGGAGGTTCCGGAATACAAGGTTCCGGCGGACCTAATTCAATATTTTCTCAAGGATTCGGCCACCCCGGCGGCGATGCCTTTCCGGGTAACGGTCCTGGGGGTGGCGGCGGCGGTGGCGGTGGTGCCGGCGAGCGAGGAGGAAGTCCAGC